GTACGTTTATTGGTAACGCCATCTTCTGCAACATCGACAGTTATTAAATTCGATAGAACATTAGTGGAAGCGTAACAACTTTTAAATCATGAATAAAAAGGGAAACTTTCGGGTTTCCCTTTTTTTTGGCACTAAATAAGTAAGAGACTAAACGGTATAAATAGAACTATGGGAACTCAAACTAAATTCTTAACAGATTTCGGTCTTCAGACAAGTGGGGACTTGCAAGTAGATGGCGATACAGTCATTACTGGCAATCTAACTGTTAACGGAACATCTATTACCATAGACTCGACTACAGTTTCTATATCAGATTCTATGTTCGAATTGGCCAGTGGAAACACTTCAACCGATACACTAGACATTGGTATATACGGAAACTACAATGATGGACTGAGTGGTGAAGGTGGTGCATCCGAGTATACAGGTTTATTCAGAGATGCAAGTGACTCAACATGGAAGCTGTTTGATGGTCTAGAAGTAGAACCAACCACAACTACTAACACAGGCGGAAGTGGGTTTGCATATGCAGATTTACGAGTCGGTGATTTGACTGCAACAACTCTTACTGCTACGAACACTTTAACAGGTGCAAGTCTAACCTACCCTTCCAGTGACGGAAGTAGTGGACAAGTATTGACTACGGATGGTAGTGGTACTCTTACATTTGCCTCATCTGCAGGATTGGACGGTGGAACTATAACCACAACAGCAACAACCGAAACAAGTATGGATACTTTTGCTATCGGCACTTATAGAAGTGCGAAGTATGAAGTTTCTATCTCAGACGCAACGTCAGGGGAATATGAATTCACAGAATTATCAATAGTACATAATGGGACAACAGGGTCAGTGTCACAGTACGGCACAGTTTTGACATCATCTACCGAATTGGCATCCTTCGGGGTGGACATAAACATAAATACATTAAGAATTAGAGTCACTCCTGCGAGTTCAAACTCCACAGTTTTCAAATTCAAAAAAATTCTTGTAGACATTTAGTTAAAAAACTGACAGTTATTTTATGAAAGACACTTTGAGACAGGGGAAAACTCCTAAATAATTACATAGATTTTTAAATACCATTCATGATAGGAACAAACAATGGCAACTCAAAACAAATTTGTTATAGAATATGGACTTTCGGTAGGTTCTACTGAAGTTATCAGTAGTGCTGGAAAGGTAGTCGCAGCTGCACTAACAACGATTGACACAGACGACATAACTGAAGGTTCGAGTAACCTTTACTATGCAGACTCAAAAGTACAAACCCTTCTTGCAGATAGTGGAACAGCTAAGACGCTGGCCAACGTAGGAATTGACGGAGGCACCATCTAATGGCAGGCGAAAAGAATTTCATAATCAAGAATGGTCTTACAGTAGGTTCTACTGAAATAATCAATTCTTCAGGTATAGTTGCTGGTTCAGCAGTTAACGAAGCAATTGATGACAGACTTAACAGTACACTTGTTGCTGGTTCAGGTATCACACTTGCATATGATGACAGTGCAAATACTTTAACAGTTACAGGTAATGTTGGTGATATCACTGGAGTAAATGCTGGTGCTGGTTTGACTGGTACTGCTACTTCAGGTGATGCAACATTAAACATTGGTGCTGGAACAGGTATTACAGTCAATGCAGATACAATCGAAGTTGATCAATCAGTAATCAGAGGATTGATTAGTACTGGTGGTGATTTAGCATACAACAGTTCAACTGGTTTTATAAGTTACACACAAAGTGATACCGATGGAGTTTCAGAAGGTACAACTAACCTTTACCATACTTCAGAACGAGTAGACGATAGAGTCGCTTCATTAATCGTTGGTGGAACAGGAATCACATCTACATACGATGATGCAGCTGGAACCTTGACCATCAATGGCCAAGTCGGAGACATTACAGGTGTCACAGCTGGTACAGGTTTATCGGGTGGAGGAACTTCAGGTGACGTTACACTTGCAGTTTCAGGATTAACCCTTGCAGAACTAGATGGTTCAGCATTAATAATAAGTTCAGAATCATTTACAGACAATGATACGACAGTAATGTCCTCTGCAGCTATTCAAGATAAAATTGAAGCATACGGTTACTCAACAACTGTTGGTGATATTACTTCCGTAGTTGCTGGTTCAGGACTTTCAGGTGGTGGCACAGCAGGTGACGTAACTCTTACTCTTGATACTGGTGCAGTATTTTCTGAAGCAGTTGCCGACACAGTCGGAGCAATGGTTGGTTCTAATACAGAATCAGGTATTACAGTTGCATATGACGATGCTGATAATACACTAGACTTTACAGTTGCAACACTTAACCAAGATACGACAGGAAACGCTGCAACAGCAACAGCCCTTGAAACATCTAGAACAATTTCAGGTACGTCTTTTGATGGTACTTCAAACGTTACACTAAACACTAGTGCCATTACAGAGAACACAAACCTTTACTACACAGACGAGAGAGTTGACGACAGAGTCAGTTCATTAATCGTTGGTGGAACAGGAATTACATCAACTTACGATGACGCTGCTGGAACACTTACACTTGTTTCAGAAGTCGGTGATATTACTTCGGTAGTCGCTGGTTCAGGACTTTCAGGTGGTGGTGTTACAGGAGATGTAACTCTTACTCTTGATACTGGTGCAGTATTCCAAGAAGCAGTTGCAGATACAGTTGGTGCAATGGTAACAAGTAACACCGAATCAGGTATTACAGTTGCATATGTCGATGCTGATAATACACTAGACTTTACAATCAGTACACTTAACCAATCAACAACAGGAAATGCTGCTACAGCAACAGCCCTTGAAACTGCAAGAACAATTGGTGGAGTATCCTTCGATGGAACTGCAGCGATTAATCTGCCAGGCGTTAACTCTGCTGGTAACCAATCAACTTCAGGACTAGCCGGAACTGCTACTGCCCTTGCAACAGCAAGAACGATTCACGGTGTGTCTTTTGATGGTACTGCAGACATAGACCTTTCAGAGGTTGTTTCAGATACAGTTGGTGCAATGGTTACAGGTAATGCTGAATCAGGAATTACAGTAACTTACCAAGATGTTGATAATACACTAGACTTTGCTGTTGGAACTCTTAACCAAAATACAACTGGTAACGCTGCAACTGCAACAGCTCTTGCAACATCTAGAACTATTCACGGTGTAGGTTTTGACGGTACTGCAAACATTGATCTATCCGAAGTTGTACAAGATACAGTCGGTGCAATGTTCACTTCTAATACAGAAAGTGGAATTACAGTTGCATACCAAGATGCTGATGGAACAGTAGACTTTACAGTCGGAACACTTAACCAAAACACAACTGGTTCAGCAGCTACTTTAACAACTGCAAGAACTATTCAAGGTGTTTCTTTTGACGGTAGTGCAAACATAACAACAATGACTGCAGGAACAGGTGTCTCGGTATCGGGAACAGCAGTTTCTATCGGACAGGCAGTCGCAACTTCAAGTAATGTAACATTTGGAGACTTAACACTATCTGGCGACCTAACAGTTAACGGAACAACTACTTCAGTTGCTTCAACAAACACAACAATGACCGATGGTCTTATTGAATTGGCAAACGGTACAACAGGAACCCCTGCAAACGATACAGGTATCGTTATAGAGAGAGGAACTGCTGCCAACGCATTTATGGGTTGGGATGAGTCTGCAGATAAGTTCACAATGGGTACTGGTACATTTACTGGTGCATCCACAGGAAGTCTTTCAATTACAACTGGAACACTAGTTGCAAACTTAGAAGGTAATGTTACTGGTAACACTTCAGGTAGTTCAGGTTCAACAACTGGTAATGCTGCTACAGCAACTGCACTTGCAACTGCAAGAACAATTGCTCTTGGTGGAGACCTATCGGGTTCTGCAAGTTTTGATGGAACAGGTAACATATCAATAACAGCAGTAGTTGCTGATGATTCACACAATCATACAATTGCAAATGTTGATGGACTACAAACTTCATTGAACACAAAATATGCAAGTGGGTCGAACATTGTTGCTGGGACATTGACAACAAGTAATGCATCAAACAGTGGTGGGTATGTGAGGAATATGTATCAGTCAACTTCAGCACCAGTTAGTGGTGATGGAGCAGTCGGAGATATGTGGGTTCTTTACTCGTAATAAATAGAGTTAGAACTTTAAAAATTTAATATTAGGGAAATCGTAAATGGCAACAGGTTCACAGAAGGTCAAAACACCTACAGGTTGGAATGCAACCCAAGGTGCTTGGGTCAAATCGAGTTCAACAACATGGAAGTCTGTAGACCAAGTCTATGTTAAGACTCCTACAGGTTGGAATAACGCATCGGGTCAAACCAATGTGCAATCACCATACCCTTATATAGCATCTGCACAGAATCCGTACATTGCAAATGCTCAGCAACCGTATCCTTATACTGCTAATGCACAAACGTCTTATACTGCAAATGCACAGCAACCGTATCCGTACACTGCCAACAGTCAGACCCCATATATTGCTAATGCACAACAACCGTATCCGTACATTGCTGCTGCACAAACAACTTATCAGGCAAATGCACAGCAACCGTATCCGTACATTGCTAATAGGACTATAGCATATCCTTATATTGCAAATGCTCAAACTCCGTACATTGCAAATGCTCAACAACCGTATCCGTACATTGCAGCGAGTCAGACACCTTATATAGCAGCTGCTCAGCAACCGTACCCATACATTGCTAACCAACCTACAACATATCCGTATATTGCAGCTGGCCAGCAACCATATATTGCAAATGCTCAACAACCGTATCCGTACATTGCAGCGAGTCAGACACCTTATATAGCATCTGCACAGCAACCGTATCCGTACATTGCATCGCAACCTACAACATATCCGTATATTGCAGCTGGCCAGCAACCATATATTGCTAATGCACAACAACCGTACCCATATACTGCAGCTGGACAACAACCGTATATAGCATCTGCACAGCAACCGTATCCGTACATTGCATCGCAACCTACAACATATGCTAGACAGGGTCAAACGCCGTATCCGTACATTGCTAGTCAACCCATAACATATCCGTATATTGCACAAGCAAGACAACCGAATAATGCACAGCAACCACATAATGCACAGCAACCGTATCCGTATACTGCAGCTGCACAGCAACCATATATTGCTAATGCACAACAACCGTATCCGTATACTGCAAATTATCAGCAACCGTATATTGCTAACTATCAGCAACCGTATCCGTACATTGCAAATACACCTACAACATATCCGTATATTGCACAAGCAAGACAACCGAACAATGCTCAACAACCGAACAATGCTCAACAACCGTACATTGCAGCTGGTCAGACACCATACATTGCAAATGCGAGACAACCTTACATTGCAAATGCGAGACAACCTAACAACGCACAGAATCCGTTTACGTTCCAAAATCCGTTTACGTTCTCGTTTAGGGCCCCATTTACAACTCAGTCACCGACAACAACTCAGACTCCGTTTACATACCAAACACCGTTTACGTTCTCGTTTAGGGCCCCATTTACAACTCAGTCACCGACAACAACTCAGACTCCGAGCATAGTGTCCTCAAGACAGCCAAATTCGTATTTCTTCTTGTTTCAGGGTGGTTGCTTCGGTATAGACACAATGATACACATGGCAGATAACACACTATGTAAGATCAGTGAAGTTATGGTTGGAGATTCAGTATTGACCTTTGATTTCGGAAGTTCTAAACTGGTGCCTCAAAATGTAGTGACACTTATGGTTCCTAGAGATAACATTGAACTTTGGAATCTAGAACTATCTAACGGTAAGATACTAGAAGTTACTGGTGGTCATCCAATTCATACATCCGAAGGATGGAAGTACATTAATGAATCAGATTACCAACAAGAATTAGTCGATGGTGTAGTCCCTAAAGACTTAGATGTTGTGGGTCAAATAGAAGAAGGAGATGAGGTATTTGGTATATTCGAACAGGTAGTAGTAAAATCTATATCTAAAAAGGAAGGAACACATACCGTTTACCATCTATCAGACGTTGAACACACTCATAACTTCTTTGCAGAAGGTATATTAGTGCATAATATGGGAATGAAATTTTAAATGCCAATAGGATATATACAATCACTCGTAAACAGTCCCAGCAGGGCACCGAGTAACAATGCTAACCCAGCTAACGCACAGCAACCCAATATTGCTAGTGCAAGACAGCCTAACGCTGCAAGGTCACCGAGTAACAATGCTAACCCAGCTAACGCACAGCAACCCAATATTGCTAGTGCAAGACAGCCTAACGCTGCAAGGCAACCGTTTACATTCCAAGCACCATTTACCTATAGTGCAAGGACGCCATTTACCTATCAGGCAAGGTCACCATTTACCTATCAGGCAAGGTCACCATTTACATTCAGGGCTCCATTTACGTTTCAAGCACCGTTCACGTATGCAAGACAGGCTAACACACCGACTACTTATGCAAGACAGGGTCGGACTCCTGCTACGTATCAGGCAAGAACTCCTGCGACATACATTAGACAAGGTCAGACTCCGTTCACTTATCAGAACAGATCACCTTTCACTTATATACGACAAGGTCGGACTCCATTTACATTCAGGTCACCGTTTACTTTTCAGAATCCGTTTACATATGCAAGACAAGGTAGCCAACCGACTACTTATGCTAGGCAGGGTCAAACACCGTATCCGTACATTGCTAGTCAACCGACTACTTATGCTCGTCAAGGTCAGACTCCGTTCACTTATCAGAACAGATCGCCCTTTACATACATTAGACAAGGTCAGACCCCATTCACTTATCAGAATAGGTCTCCGTTCACTTATGCTAGACAAGGTAACCAACCGACTACTTATGCTCGTCAAGGTCAGACTCCGTTCACTTATCAGAACAGACAGCCAGGCACTTATGCAAGACAAGGTCAGACTCCGTTCACTTATCAGAATAGGTCTCCGTTCACTTATGCTAGACAAGGTAACCAACCGACTACTTATGCTACTCAGGGTCAGACTCCGTTCACTTATCAGAACAGACAGCCAGGCACTTATGCAAGACAAGGTCAGACTCCGTTCACTTATCAGAACAGATCACCAAGCACTTATGCAAGACAGGGTACACAACCTCAAACTTATGCAAGACAAGGTCAAACACCGTTTACTTACATAAACCAACAACCGTCTACTTATGCAAGACAGGGTCAAACACCGTTTAGTTACCAAAATAGACAGCCAGGAACTTATATAAGACAGGGTCAAACACCTTTCACTTATATAAACCAACAGCCTAGTACATACATTAGACAAGGTCAGACTCCGTTCACTTATCAGAACAGATCACCAAGCACTTATGCAAGACAGGGTAGAACCCCAGTAATTAGATGGGACAATACTTTAACTCAACAATGGCCTGGTTCACCAGTCACTAGTTAACCCCCTAAATAAGAGTGAGAAATCACTCTTTTTAGGTTTTATATTATGAAAAAAATTACAACACTGGCGGAACTACAAACCAACTTACTCTCAGTAGACTTATCGACTGCATCAATGAGTGAGTTACGTGATCTACCCAATTTTCACTTAGGTCAAATTAACGATATCTTTAACATCACAGAGAAGGACTCTGAAGTCTACTCTATGTGGAGTTATATGTTCGAACAATTACCGCCTCTTAAGAAATTTACGTGGGGAGACTTACTGAAACACCGTAAAGGTAAAGAAAAAACATTTACTGGATGGGGTGGAACAGGACACCATTCACACGCATACAACAAGTTTATACCTCAAGGACACCCTTGTCCCGAACCCCCAAATCTTAATAAGCCTGGGCATATGGGATTCGGGTTCAAAGTAGATGACGAATATATTGATATCAGAACACTTACCGATATTGGAGACACCTACCCCGAAGAATATCTATCAAGTGTAGTGTATCATTCAACAAAAGCACACTGGTTAATACAATCCATTCAGAAAGAAGGACTCAGGTCTGCAATTCAGGGGTTCACATCTAAACAACCTAACGAAGACTGGTTTCAAATCGTTATCCACCCAGGCTCAGTTCGTTCTGCAGTCTTTGAGGAGATGGAAAACCCCGATATGGAACTCCTCGTATGGGACAACTGTAGGGTCTTAGACGACTTACCATCACTTACCCTAGACGAAACTCTAGAGTACTGGAGAACTGCTCTTAAGGCGGGTGGCAAGGGTTCTCAGGGTCATATGAGTGCAATCTGTGTCAACGGTGTTATAGAGTGGCAACCATCTCTTATCGATTTGGATTTTAGGTCTGAGGTCTATGACCACGGCAAGAAAGTACACAAATTGACTAAGGGAAAACCTCTCAATATCTATATCGGATACGACTCTACTATGGGTGATTTAGATAAGATATGTGAACACTCTATCCTAAAAAGTGTCGAGAGAGCTATACCGAAAGGTGACATCATGCCTCATTGTGGATTTATACCCGAAATAAAATTACTTGACATTTCCAAACTTCCCGACTATAATAGAGAGTATGCAAACCAAAGTACAGAGTTTACCTACAGTCGTTTCCTAATTCCGTATCTAGAGAACTATGAAGGTTTCAGTATCTTCCTAGACAACGATTTCATATTCAAGAAGAATATTCTACCATTATTATTCTATCTCAATCCCGATGATGCAGTTGCTTGTATAAAGTATCCACACTACGAACACGACACTACTAAATTTGATGGTGAAGTGAACATCGACTACCCATGCAAACTATGGTCAAGTCTAATGGTATTCAACAACGGACACGAAGACTGTAAGAAGTTGACACCTGAAGTAGTGAACTCTTGGACAGGGAAACAGTTGCATCAATTTGAATGGACTGATAAGATTTCTCCAATACCACAGAAATACATCTTTGTTGAGGGGTATGATGACCCCGAAGAGAAGTGGGACTACAGTGGAATCCATTACACGCGTGGTGGGCCTTGGATAAAAGGCATGGATACAAAAGACATAAATAATCTAGACGACTACTACAACTGGAAAAACCTCTATTCGAAATCGAGATAGTGAGTTATAATATTAACAGAGGACTTAAATTATGAGAAATGCACTAGTATACACCGAAGAGATGAAACTCTTTATAAGAAAACCAAACGGACTTGAATACGAGTTTGACAATGTTGATAAACCTGAACTGGGTTTTGACTACGATGTTATCGTCTATGATGACATTGAACAGAAAGTTGTAAAGTGGGATGACAGCCTTGGTAATTTTGATAATCAAGACAGAGTAGAACTAGAAGACTCTGAGAAAGAATCTATCGAAGCCTATATTGAACACTCAGAAGCACCAATGGGTGTCAATCTTAATTCCCAATTTTGTCAAAAAATATCTGAAGAAGTGTTATCTTCATTAAAAGACTGCACAAACTCATATGGTTTCGATGACCTAAATGAAGTATTGTTTGCAGGGAGAGAGGGTTCAAACCACCCCCACAGAAGCAATGCAAGACGAGTTATGGAATTTGGAGATGCCTGTTATAATGTTGGTGACCAAATCCAAGACACGATCATTGCGACTAGAGAAGATCAACTCGAAGATTTTGAACACTATCAAAATTCTTTACCGAAATTTGACTTTGGCGTTGACCACCCGAGATAATTTCTATGGACTATACTCCAAAAGTAGTCTATGTCGATGAACCATTTAAGATACAAGACCTACCATTAAAGGACATTTATGTCCTTGACAATTGGTTATCTACAGAACTACATCATTACTTTGATAAGAGAATAGTTAGTTCTAGTATTTGGTCTAAGACTAATCAAGTGTCTTCTGATAGCCCTACTGGATTACCCCATCACAGTTTTTGGGGTGCGTCATGGTTTAGGGATAATGAAACCCCTGAGCAGGATGTTGCAACAGAACAGTTGTATTTTCCTAGATATTTAAACCGAAGACTTCAGATGGAGTTTGGGTTTAAGTGGGAACGATTTCAGTACATGGGATTGAATTCACAGACACAAGGACTAGATGGAACTACTCATAAAGATTGCCATGAAGATGATGAATGGAATCTTTCATTCTTGTATTACCCAAATAGATTTTGGAACCCAGCTTGGGGTGGAACCTTACGAATCTATGGTGCAGAACAACAAGGTATACAGGGTAGAGCAGATCATATTAAGAATCACCAAATTGCAGAAGTAGAATTCAAACCTAATAGATTGATTATGTTTGATGGAAGACTACCTCACGGTGCAGATGCACCTAATCCGTCTGCAAGATACATAGACAGACGTTCAGTAGTAGTCCGAGGAGACGAGGTCAGATTACTAGAAAACGACAAGGAATTTTACGATGCCAACGATAGACTTTCAAACATATAATCCAACAACTTTACAAAACTTTAAACCAGTTTTGGCAAAGAATGTGGTTCCCGATTGGTGGAAGAAAGCAAAGGTTGCTGAAGCAGTTAACGGAAGCTTTCAACAGACCATAAGATCATGTCCAGCAATGGATGACTGGTTAAAGATGGGGTGGTATCTACTAGCAAACAGAGACTTACACGTTAAATGTGGTGTGTCAAGTTTTGAAGAGGGGGATACCTCTTCATGGTTTCATTTAGAAGACGCTGAGAGGGACGACTGGATACAAGGCTATGCGTCACAGTCACACCCATCTACTCAAACTTTAGATGCGTTCTCCTATTATGGTGCTGGAGAGAATCCACCCATAAGAGATGCATTCAAATGTAAGAATCCATGGAATATTAAAACTCCCAAAGGGTATTCATGTTTCTACTTAGACCCCTTTCTACATCAAAACAAGTACTTTGCAACATGGCAGGGCATCATCGATACAGATGAGTTCAATGTGAACTTGGACAATGCACAGATCATTTTCTACCCTAAAGTCAATCACTCCTTCACAATCAAGAAGGGAACACCTTTATGTCAGATCATACCATTCAAGAGAGAAGAATGGGCGTCCACATACACAACAAATAGTATGGAATCGTATATAAATAATCTCACTGTGAAAAATTCGACTCAAGATAATATATCGATGGCAGAAGCAAATGCATTAGATATCAAGAAAGAAACTATCAAAAGAGTCGGGCCCTATAAAAAGAGGGGACTGTGGAAACCAAAACAGAAGTTCTTCAATGAAGACACTCCACCACCCGAGTGTCCGTTTCATGTTTCTGCAGAGAACCCAGCACCAAATGAGATACAATTAGAAATGAATTTCGGAGACGAAACAAATGGCAGTTAGACTACTATTCCCAACCCTACTTTTTCATAGAAATCTTTTACAAGAAGACTTAGATGAATCTAGAGGATTGACCCAATCATATATGACACATCTTGTTGAAGAGATGGATAGTATGAGGAGACGAGACCCGAAGGGGAGACAGGTCTCCAATCAATACACTGGTTGGCAATCCCATGATGGTTGTGAGAAAAGTCCTGCATTCACTAAGTGTATGAATAGAATTGTTAAACTCTTTAATGACGAAGTGTTACCGTTTCATGGACTGGATACGAAAAATGCAAAAGTATCTATTGGTAACTCTTGGGCAAACATCAATGACAAGGGTGCATGGAATATGCCACACCTACACAATGGGTGTTGGTACAGTGGAGTGTTTTATATCAAGGGTGACGGAGATGAGGGTAGATTGCAGATGATAGAAACAGATGTTAAGGTCGTTGCAGATATGCCACATTCACCGAGAACTCCTTCCAATTTCGGGTTTGAATGCAAATCAGGAGAATTAGTTCTTTTCCCTAGTGGTGCAATGCACATGGTTGAACCAAATCCTACAGATAAAGAACGGTATTCTATATCGTTCAACATCAATATGGATTACCTAGGACAGGATGGAAACAAAGGAAACATCGAAAATTGGAACCCTGACGAATTTGTTTTCAATATTGACACTAATGGTAACCCAATAACCGTGTAACGAGGAAACCATGTTCCTAAATAACTACATGGAATTTGTAGTCAGCCCAGTCGTTCTTTGGAACATCATCGTATCACTCATCGTATTTCCGATTGGTTTTATAGTGAGGTCGCTCACATCCGAACAAAAGCGGTTGGATATATTAATGAACAAAACCCGAGAAGAGATCGCAAAAGATTATGTCACTAGAGATCAAATTGAAGCAGATTTTAGCAGACTAATGTCTACACTTGACCGAATGGACGAGAAGATAGACAAACTCCAAACCAAAACATACTTCCAAGAATAGGTTCATAAAGTGTATAAATAGTATTAGACGATTAATACTGGAATACAATTATGGCATCACCTAACAGCAAAGCAACATTTAAGTCCTACATAGAAAGAAAACTTGGAGCTCCTGTTCTCGAAATCAACGTGGACGATGACCAGTTTGATGACAGAATGGATGAAGCACTGCAATACTTTCGTGAGTTTCATTACGAAGGTGCAATCAAGTGTTACTTAAAACACCAACTTACTCAAGCAGAGATTGATTCGTTTAAAACAAACGAGACACATAACGCTGCAACAAGTGGTGGACAAGTAATAAGTGGACAGACTTACGGAGAAGGTCAGAATTACATTACACTACCCGAACATGTGTTAAGTGTAATACAAATTTTCCCATTCTCAAGTGGACAACAGTCTAATATGTTTGATATTCAATATCAACTTAGACTGAATGATCTTTGGGATTTATCATCTACGAGTGTTTTATACTACTCACAAGTACAATCACATCTTGCAATGCTAAACGACATATTAGTAGGACAGATTCCTATAAGATATAATATGCATTCTAACAGACTATACATTGACTACAATACGGCTAAGCTTACTGCTGGTGAGTGGATTATTGTTGAGTGTTATAGAATGATTGACCCAACAGACATGACAGATGTTTATAACGATATGTGGTTGAAGAAATATGCAACCAATTTAGTTAAGTATCAGTGGGGTGAAAACCTATCCAAGTTTAGTGGAATTTCATTGCCAGGCGGTGTTACACTAGATGCACAACAAATGAAAGAAGAAGCAAAAGAAGAGATATTAAGATTAGAAGAGGAATCACGAAATAACTTTGAGATGCCTGTTTTAGATATGATAGGATAACCTAATGCCGACTAATGTATTTTTTAACCATGCAGTCAGTACTGAACAACATCTCTACGAAGATTTAGTTGTTGAATCACTTAGATTCTATGGACATGAGTGTTACTACTTACCGAGAGCCCTTGTCGAAGAGGACACGATTCTTGGTGAAGACGTGCAATCCACTTTTGGTGATGCATATGCAGTTGAAATGTACATTGAAAACACAGACGGATTCGAAGGAGAGGGTGACCTTTTCAGTAAGTTCGGTGTTCAAGTACGTGACACTGCAACCTTCGTATTATCTTTAAGAACATGGGAGAGATTCATTTCCCTAGACTCAAACCTTGCAACAGCATTACGACCTAACGAAGGAGATTTGATCTACTTCCCTATGTCGGGTTCAATGTTCGAAATCAAATTTGTAGAACACGAGAATCCATTCTATCAAGTCGGTAAACTATTTGTATTCAAGATGCAGTGTGAACTGTTCGAGTACAGCGGAGAAGACTTCGATACAGACATTGGTGCTATCGATGTTATTGAGAACGAACAAGCATACTCAATCGAGATGACCATGAACAGTGGTTCGGGTGCGTATGTTATTAACGAACCATTAACACTATCAGGTGTTACGGTTGGTGAGGTGTCTGCATGGGCCTTCTCTACAGAAACCCTAAATATAGTACATAACACTAAGACACTTGCAGTTGGAGATTCTTTGGTCGGAACGATATCAGGATGTACTAGAACGATTGCATCTATTGTAGATGTGATGACATTTGCTAATGATGGTGGCGCACAGAATAAAGACTTTGAAGATAAGGATGGGTCATACTTAGACTTTAGTGAAACTAATCCATTCGGAGAACCATAAGAATGTTCGGTACTCATTTTTACCATGAAACGATTAAGAGAAGTGTATCTATATTTGGTACACTCTTTAATAATATCTATATCGAGAAGAAAAAATCAGACGGAACAGTCCTTTCAAAGAGTCTAGTTCCAATTTCCTATGGCCCTAAACAGAAATGGTTAGCAAGGTTAGATGACGAGAAGAACCTAAACGATGGTAACAGAAGTGCAATCAGTCTACCGAGACTTGCCTTTGAGATCAGTGGGTTTGAATATGATGCAACAAGACAACAAAACAAATTAATAAAAACCCAAAAAAATCAGTTAGAAGCTGCAGACACAGGTAAGAGGGGATTCCAATATGCACCAGCACCCTACAACATATCCTTTTCACTAGGCATTCTTGCAAAGAATGCTAATGATGCATTACAGATTCTAGAACAGATCATTCCTTACTTCCAACCCGAATACTCAGTTACAATGAAGATGGTTGATTCGATGAGTGAGACCCGAGATGTGCCGATAATATTGAATAGTGTAACAATGGACGATACCTATGAAGGAGATTTCTCTGAAAGAAGAGTAATCCAGTACAATTTAGAATTTCAAATGCAAATATACTTCTTCGGGCCAGTGTTTACTGGTGAGATAATCAAATCGGTTATTGAAAGAGACTATATTAACACAGGACTTGGTGGGTTCACAACGACACAGTTAGAAGCATCGGGACTTGTTAAAGAAGTTAAACATTACGAACCTGCGTTTGAAGAACGAACTAATAGTGTAGTGTCTGCATCAACCACAATTGCCTTTACTACTGCAATAAATAGTAAGATAAGTGCTTTAGATGAAGTATTTGGGACTGGGAATGCAACCGAACCGACTGTTGTGAGTATTGCTAGTGATAAACTATCGATAGTAGTCTCAAGTGCAGTAACACTAGGTGCAAAATCTAGACTGAAGTTCGTAGGTTCTGTTGACCCAACCGACACCTTTGTGGTTGCAGAGACAGTGAGTTTTTATGATGACGGTGCTAAGTCTACATTCACAGAAGACAAGGTAACAGATGCGAGTTAATAATTATGGCAGACAAAATAGATAATCAGCTAAACGATATTTTAGATATCACAGGTGAGATTCAAAAAGAGACCAAAGTGGTCAAAATCCCAACAGCTTCTGAGTCTATGGAGAACGACTATAAGTATGGTCGTGAGACCCTCTACAGTCTCGTAGAACGGGGCCAGGACGCCATTGATGGAATCCTTGACCTATGTAAGGAAACCGAACATCCTCGTGCTTACGAGGTCGCAGGACAACTTATAAAGACCGTTGGGGATACTGCAGAGAAACTACTAGACTTGCAGAAGAAAATGAAAGATTTAAGTGATGAAAATGTTAATGTGAAGACTCAACACAACCATTTATATGTTGGTTCCACTTCTGAGTTGCAGAAGTTCCTCAAAAATGAAAAGAAAAAGAACTAGATGGTAGCTCCTACAAACCAAGGATATCTTGGAAATACTCAGATCAAAAGATCGGGTATTGAACAACAGTATACCGAAGAAGAATTTAAAGAATATCTGAAGTGTTCATCCAACCCTACACACTTCATTGAGAACTATTGTCAAATTATATCACTAGACGAAGGCCTTGTCAAGTTTGAACTTCGTGGATATCAGGCCAATCTAATTGAACACTACGATTCAAATCGATTCAATATAGTTCTTGCTTCACGTCAAAGTGGTAAATCAATTACCAGTTGTGCATACCTTTTATGGTATCTCCTCTTTCACCCCGAAGTCACAGTCGCAGTACTTGCAAACAAAGGTGCAATTGCACGTGAGATGATATCTCGTATCGTCACTATGTTAGAATCAGTTCCGTTCTTTTTACAGCCTGGAGTTAAGATTCTTAACAAAGGTTCCATTGAATTTTCCAACGACTCGAAGGTCGTAGCAGCTGCAACGTCTTCAAGTTCGATTCGTGGATTGTCTATAAACCTCTTGTATCTTGATGAGTTTGCGTTCGTAGAGAATGCAGAGGAATTCTATACATCAACATATCCTGTTGTTACTTCAGGTAAGAACTCGAAGGTTATTATCACATCTACTGCAAATGGTGTTGGTAATATGTTCTACAAGTTATATGAGAGTGCAGTACAGAGAGAAAGTGAGTATAAACATTTCCTTATTAATTGGTTTGATGTGCCAGGCAGAGATGAGGCATGGAAGAAGTCTACCATTGCAAACACATCCGAGACTCAATTCGAACAAGAGTATGGTAATAGTTTCCTAGGAACAGGTAATACACTCATCAATTCAAATTGTTTGTTAGGAATGAGGTCAATAACCCCCGACTGGAATAAGGATAACATAAATATATACACTAGACCCATAGAAGGTCATTCATATGTATGTACAGTGGATGTATCTAAGGGTAGGGGAATTGACTATTCCACGTTTAGTATATTTGATGTGTCGGTACAACCCTTTAAACAAGTTGCTACATTCAGAGACAATATGTTGTCTCCGATGTTATTACCCGACATGATTTCAAAATATGTTAGACCCTATAACGAAGCATTAGTAATCGTAGAAAACAATGCAGAAGGGGGGATGGTTGCTACTCAATTGCATTATGATATTGAATATCCCAATGTATTTGTACAGGGGATGACCAAACAGGAAGATATCGGAGTGACGATGAACCGTAAGATTAAAAGAATCGGTTGTTCAACACTCAAAGAGTTGTGTGAGGAAAATCGTTTAGAGTTGGTCGATAGGGCCACAATAACTGAACTTTTAACCTTTATAAATAAAGGGACATCATACGAAGCAGCAAAGGGCTATCATGATGACATGGTTATGAACTGCGTATTATTTGCATGGTTTGTAACAACAGAATTCTTTTATCATTTAACGGACTCTGCGGTAAAGGACTTATTGTATTCAGAACAACAAAAGATGATTGAAGATGATATGTTACCTGCTGGAGTCTTTGGTGCAACCCAAGGGCCAGAAGAAGTAAGTTTTGTGGATACAGAAGGGGATAGATGGTTCCCCGCACAAGCTGAAAGAGAATAACAGTGTGTTGGTGAGTTTTTATTTGTTATAAATAAAACAGTAAACAACACTTTTTAAAAAAATGTTGATTTAAAATAAACAACACTTTTTACATTAACAGGAGTAAAAGTATGGCATTTCAAGTATCACCAGGCGTTCAAATCTCAGAGATAGATTTGACAAATGTTGTACCAGCAGTATCAAGCACAATAGGTGCTTTTGTTGGTTCATTCAGATGGGGCCCAGTAGGTGAAGTAATCACAGTTTCCGATGCAAAGGGTTTGGTAGATAATTTTTCGTCTCCTGCTAATTCAACATCAGCAGCTGAAGACTTCTATACTGCAGAATCTTTCTTAAAATATGGTTCTACACTAAGAATCGTAAGATCGGGGTCAACTGCCTCATTAATGCGTAGTGCAAACCACTCAGGTGACGCTACTTCATTATTGAAAAATAACGAAGACTACGTAAATTCTTACAAATCGGGTGCTTTAAACGGCACAGTCGGTCAATGGGTATCAAGATATCCTGGCGTTTTGGGAAATTCAATTAAAGTTTCTCATTGTGCTAGTGCATCTGCTTACTCTTCAACTAGTGCATCAACTACTAGTGGAACCGAGGCAATTGGACAAACAATTATTGCTGTTGTTTCAGGTGCAGCTTTCCAAGTCGGAGATGTTATAACCTTCGCTGGACAGACACAAGAATACAAAGTAACAGGTATTGCTAGCAACGATCTAACCGTTAAGTCATTAGGTCAACCAGCAAATACTGGTATAGTCACTGAAGTTGCAAGTGGAACTGCGATCAATAGAAAATGGGAACACCATTCACTATTCAACAAAGCTCCAGGCATTTCAAGTGGTGCAGCCCTCGCTGGTGCAACTGCTGATGAAATTCATATCGTAGTTATAGACGAAGATGGTGCTTTCACAGGAGCCGCTGGAACAGTACTAGAATCATTTGGATTCTCTTCAATGGCTTCGGATGCAAAAACACCTGAAGGTAGTTCACTCTACTATAAAGATGTAATTGCTACACAGTCAAAATACGTATACTGGTCAGGACACAACACTGCAACAGATTTAACCGCTGCAGAAGATAGAACACTTGCAACTTCCGTTGCAGACCCCTTTACAGGGCCGACAGCACCATGGGCAATATCATTAACTGGTGGTGTAGATGGAAGTATCAGTACTGCTGGTCAAAAACACGGTGACTGGACAACTCATTTCGGGGATGCAGAAACAATCGACATCTCATTCTTAATCGTAGGTTCCACAAGAACTTGGAGTGGGTCTGCAGAACAAGATACACGTGCAGATTGGACAACACTTGCTAATCAAGCAATTCTTCTTGCAGAAGCAAGAAAAGATTGCATGGTTATCTTATCACCTAGATATTCAGATGTCGTTGGTGTTTCAAGTGAGTCAACTCAATCATCCAATGTTAAATTAACTGCCGATACAGCAACGTCAAGTTCTTATGCAGTAATTGACAGTGGTTGGGTATACCAGTACGATAGATTCCACGATACATACAGATGGGTTCCTGCAAACGGACACACTGCTGGTATTATGGCAAGATCAGACCTTACTAG